GGCCTGCTCTACGTGTTCTCCATGAAGGAAATCCTTCTCTGCTTGTGAAAGTGTGTCCATCGTTCGTTCTCCATCACAAAGTGTGAAGGCCGGTGGTTGTGATCCCACCGGCCAAGTGGTTTGGCCTATACATCCGTACCACCATCGCCCAGCTTCTCGGCACAATGGCGCTTTCTTGCGAGGCGATTGAAAACGTTAACCAACAAATCTGTGAGCCATTGAAACTCTCAACTCCGATTGCCTGCCGTGTGCAACGGCTGTTGCCATTTCAATCGCTTGCTGTCTCTTGCGCAATTCCTGCCAACGAGGTCTGAGTTTGTCGGCATCCTTCGCGGCTTTGATTCCAGCACCGCACTTCTGAATGGACTGCTCACGCTTTTTTCGAGCAATGGTCAGATCGTATTGAAGTGATTCGATTCTGTTCTCAATGCTCTTCTTTTCAGTGCGCGACAGGAAAGCGCCTTGATCGGCAAGCACCTGTTGTGCTTGTGCAATCTGTTGTTCGATGAGATGAACAACCCCATCGTGCTTTGCGAGTTCGCTTTCAGACCATTGCTTCGCCTCGGCTTCGGTGAGCCGCCCTATAAGCAACCGGTCGAGCTGTTCCAACTCCTGCTTCCAACCCGGCCCATCAACAATGGCTGCCTCAACTGCGGATTCCTTCAATGGTTGGTCAACTACTGATTCTCTCTTTGACATGGTGTTACTCTCCTTTGGTACGATGTGAAACTCTTCCTGCAAACAACAAACCTGTTGCGGTTTTTCAACCGTCAACAGGCTCTGTCAGATTCGGGTTGGAAACTTACAGCCCTGCGGCACTCCGTGCTTCAGCTTCGCTCATACCGCTTGCGCGATATGCCTTGAACTGACGTTCCTTGAATCCTTCAAGCTGTTTGTCAGCGAAGTGCTCTATTGGTGCCGTTCCGTTGTTGATTACGATACCGGGAAACCAATTAATCTTGCTTAAGCTGTCGTGTGAGATAAACCGCCTGATTTGGGATTCGGTGAACTGCCAGCCATCAGGAAGTTTTTCCTCCCTCATCCGCTTTGCTACAGCAAGCTTCTGCTCACTGCTGCAATTCCTTGTTGCTTCATTGAAGTGCTCAACCTCCTTAGCATTGAAGGGCATGAGCACTTCTCTTAATTCTGTGTCCATAACTGTTTTCTCCTTTACAACTGATTTTGGTCGCCTGCTTAACAAATCAAAAAGGGAAGTCTTTCAGACCCGTGAGGTCTTCAAAAGCTGCATCCTCTGCCATTTGCCGTGTGGCTTGTGCGGCCGTTGCCTTTTGTCTGACTCGGTCAACACAATCCGCGATAGCATTTGCAAGTTGTTCTTTTGTGGTAATTGGGCCGTTGTGAAATTGCCAATCGTCCAAATACAACTCAATCTGTGCTAGTCCTTTTTCGCGGTCATTCTTCATTCGACGCAAAGCGATGTTGGTCAACCGCGCTGCTTCAATCTTCGACAGCGTTCGCTGTTCGATGTGCTTCTTATTGGCATCACCGTCATCGAGTTGCGCCAGTGCAGCCTTGTTGCGTTCCTGCCCTAGGTCGCTGTTGTAGTCATGAAAACGCCTCAGAAAGCCTTTAAACAAGTTCATACTGCTCACCTCATCATGTCGCCAAAGTTCTGTTGCAGTTCTGCATCTATCAACGCATCTTCCATCAAGGCTCGTGCCTCTGCCCGTGGATCAACGGTCAGCTTCGCGTATCGTTCCATCATGGCCGGTTCAAAATCTACGGCCTTGCGCAACTCCCAAGCCAAGGCATGAACGAACGCGTCTGTTTGGTCTTTGAAGGTTGTTAGAGGGAAGTTCTCCAACTCGCTCTTGAAATCGGCCAACCAAGGAGCACTCTCAGGCAATTGCACAATGCCTTTGTTCACCAACCAACACACCGCACCTGCGCGTTCCTCTTTGCTGCCCTTCGGATTCATCGGCACAATCGGCATCGGCAGATTGAGCATCCCGTAACCACCGGCTGCACGCTCGACGCAGACGGCCTCGGGGTAAATACCGTAGCGCCGTATCATTGCCTGGTAGAAATCAATCAACTGTTGGTTCATCACGTCAGGTCGCCACCGGCCACGGCGCACACCCAAAACCTTGATGTGGTCACCCCCATCGCTGCACTGTCCCAAGCAAACGAAGGCCGTGTATGCCCCGCTTTCAGTTTCGGTTTGTGCTGCGTCCACACCAATCCACAACTTCTCAATGGTGCCAATCATCCGGTACGTGGGCATCATCGAAAGATCGAAGTAGCTGAGATCACCGAGCGACGGCGTTTGCTGAAATTGAGCCATCCAATAGTAAGAAGTGATGCGGTTGAAGATGGCCTTCAGTTGTCGAATACCATACCGCTCAGGCCACAGCGCAGAGTAAGCGTCATAGACGATCTTTTTCCCGCTGTATTGATCGTCAAACCAAGCATCACGGCCATTCTCGTTGACGGCAGGCAAATGTAATCGCAGAAATTGCCGGTCTTCACTGCTCAACAACCAACCGATGGTGTCCGACGGGTGGAGTCTCGCTTGAGTGGCAATCACGATGCCGTCAGGGGTCAACCTGTTCATCGCAGCCGAAACAACACCATCAATGATGCTGTTGCGTTTGACCTCAGACTTCGCTTCCATGCCGGATTTGAACAGGTCATCAAAACTCATCTCTGAATAACCAAAGCCTGCGAGCGAGCCGTTGATACCTGTGCCGCGATACGTCCAATCAAGGCTCTTGTCACTCGCCAACTTCCACTCTGATGTGTGGTCAGGTGAAACAGGCAACTTGCAGAGGTTGCGCGATGCGCGGCAAAACTTGTTGCTTAAATCCTGCCCATTGCACACCAGGCCGAAGTGAGAATCGTGATGACCTTCTGCCAACCACCACGCAGGTGCATACACGTTGATGATTTCCGATTTCCCATGCCGAGGCGGAACTTCAACAATGCCGTGCTTGCGCTCACGGTAACAACGTTCAACCACATCGCAAATCAGGCGATGATGGAGGCCGGTCGCGTAGTTGCGCGGTCTGTTCTTCTCGTAATATTCGAGCAATGTCATGACCCGGCCTCCAGTTGATTCCTAAAAGGGTGTTCTTCCATCACCACACGACAAGTACGCTTGCGGGCCTTCACTCTGTCTAACTCTTCAAGTCGTTCGTCTTCGTACAGACCGGCAAACGCATTGAGATATTCAAGCTGTTGCTCGATGGGGATCACCTGTTGTTCCACGCTGACGTTGGCCGAGATGCTCTTGGTTGGTGCATTCGAGCCAGTCAACTTCGCAATGGAAGCAAGCACCCCCCGAATGCTGTTACCAACCTCAGGTGGTACTTGGCCTTCCCACAATTGGGAAGCCAATTCTGTGAGCAAAGAGACCTGGTGTTGTACGTACTCAGAGAATTGCTCCTTGGTTGCCAGTTGAAACCCCGTACGCAGCTTGGCGAGGTTCCGGTTAACAGTTTCGCGGGTTAAACCGAGTTCGGCAGCGATGATGGTTTGCGTTTTGCCTTCCACCGTGCCTTGCACGATCTTCTGTTGGTTTGCGGCTTGCTTCGCTTTTGAATGGCGTGGACTCATGCGGCCTCTTTCTGACGGTTGATCCACGCGAGAACATCTTCACGCACGAAGCGGACGGTTGAACCAATACGGAGCACAGGAAAAGGATTCATCCTCATGCGTTCGCGGCCTCGCTCCGAGGTGTATTCGTAGACACTTCGCCTGCTCACTCGCAAGAGTGCCGCCACCTCATCAATGGTCAAGATTGTTTGTTCCATGGCCCGTTACCTCTGTTGTTCGACAAGTGACAGAATCACCGCACCCCGTTCACCTGTGGTGCGTTGGATAACACCATCAGCAACCAACTTGTCGAGAACCTCGGCATACTCTTGCGTATTCACCCCGCGTCCAACAAGGTTGTAAAAGCTGCGTTCGTACTGCGTTTCTTTTCCGGCAGTCCGCGCCAAAACCCGCTTGATGCGGAGTGCAACCAACTCGTTGAGCAGTTCATTCTGTTTCACTATTTTTCTCCTTTTGTTCCGAATCGAACTCTTGTGATTCTTTGTAGTACCGCCTCACGGTGCTTTCAGGCACTTCGACCACACTTGCAATCTCTTTGAAGGTCTTGCCGTCAATGTCACGAAGCTTGGCAATGTCCAAGGTCAACTGAGCCTTTGCGGGGTCGGCGGGCCTGCCTGGTTTCTTACCAACTCCCGCAAACGGCTCTGCATTGTCGTCAACCACCTTGAAGTTGCCGATGGTGGCCAAGTGGGGCCTGCCTTGCAAGATCATGTCGGGTATCAACTCATCAAGATCACGTCCGCAGATGCAGTGAAAGCGAATCGTTGTTGTTGGTGCGTCTTCGGTGCACAGGCCGTAAAAGTTCGTGCCTGCCGCACCGAACTCCCCAGACCCTCGGAACATATTTCCAAGCGTCATCGTGTTTGCATTCTCAAAACCCTTTGCTGAGTGGTGAGCAACCCACACCGAGCGGGCACCAATGCTGAGGAGATTCAGAACGTTTTCGGTAAGCACCTTCACATGCTCAACATCGTTCTCACTCCCTTCCAAATACCGGACCGCAGTGTCAATGAAAACGTCCGCGCCTTTTGCCAACGCAAGCAACAGCGGGTCGGTCAGCGCAATTTTCTTCTTTGACAAGGTTTGCAAGTACAATCCCCCATCGGGATTGGTGATGGGGTCGTACAAGTGCTCAATCAAGCCGAGCAGCTTCAGCCTTTTCTTGATCGAACCTCTGCCGGCTTCAGGGCACAGGTAAATGACGCGTTTTGCTTTATCAACCTCGAAGCGTTCATCACCAAACAATGACCAGCCTGTGAGCAATGCTTTCACGATGCACAACAGCACCCATGTCTTACCGACCTTCGGCAATGCTCCAAACCAGGTTGATTCACCCTTATGTGCAAGGTGCTTTATCACCCACGGCAAATCGTCTTCTTGTTCAACTTCGGATTTCGTGTCCCAAGCATCATCCGGGTCCACTTCGCCACCTTCGTAAACAACTCCCCACCTGTCGCAGTACCGATAGAAGATGACAACATTTAAGTGCGGTAGTTCCTTCCTCAGTTGGGGCAACCACTTCAGGTCAGCCTCTTCCTCATTCGGATCAACAATCACCAACATGCTTGCGTTCGCTTCAACAAGGTGTGCCTTGACGGCAATCATGTTGCGTTGTGTTCCGAGGTGAAGGCGTCTTTCAAGCGTCAGCTGCTCGGTGTGTGCCGGTGCTGCCTCAACATCGATGACGTTCTTGTTGCCCGTGCCTGCACACACCAACGCAGTCTGATGGGCTACTCTTGCGGGCACATTGATTTCTTTTGTGATGGGGGTGTTGTGCAGGAACTTCAACCGGTCAGGGGCATAACGCCTTTTTTGCATCACTTCTTCAAATCTCGGTTGAACTTCGGGATACGGGCACGACACCACAACCACACCTGGTGGGTCCTCGGTGACCGTTTCCCACGCGATGTCATCCAACACATCTGCCGGTGCGTCAGTGCCAATCCGCTCTTGTGATCTGCCGAGCGTTGCACGTGCCCACGCCTCGCTTTTTAAATAAACGTGTGTGATCTTGTTCATAGGTATTCTTTCGCCCAAAAGCAAAGCCTCAGCTTTTGGCTGAGGCCGGTGAGACTCTAATGTTGGTTAACTACTCAGACGGTCGCCGCTTGCTCCTGAGGGTGCTCATGATTCTGGTACACGTAATCGCCACACTTGTCACAGAAGTTCGTCTTCACATGTGCAGAGTTGCCCACTTTGCGTGTCACCTGAGGCCGTGTAAGTTCCAGATTGGTTGGATCAGGCACCTTGGGCCGGTCACTTAGGTCAACTGTGTCAGGTGTGATGCGAGTCTGCACCGTGCGGCACTTGTCTTTCAGCAGGGGCAATGGCTCTAACAACAGGTGCAGCCTGTAGTAGGACTCTTCCAACAACCGCTTGGCCTGTGCCTTCCTTTGTTCAAAGGTCTTGCTCTTGTACTTTGGTTTGGGACGCGCACCTTCGGTGAACTTGGATTCAGCAACCATGTGCATCCAACTGTCCAGATAACCCTGATACTCGTTGGCCGCTTGCATGACTTCAGGTGTGAACTCAATTCTAGGAAGCGGTGTAGAACAGGGAAGCTTGCCGGTTGTAAGCAACACACGCAGACGTTCCCACTGTTCTGAGCGCCCCCCATCACGCGCCTCAAGATGTGAAGTCGCAAGTTCCATTTCCTCAACAGAAGGTTGATAACCCTTGATGGGGATCACTCGCAGCACCATCGAAGGCCCCGGCGTGCTCATGGTCAGTGAGTAAAATGCCCGCTTGCACTCTTCGTTGCAAAATGTTTCCCGCACCCACTTCAATCTGACAACAGGCGACCCACACTCCAAACATTCACAACCTCTTCGCAGATGCCAGTCTCTTAACCTCTTGTCGTAGCGACGACGCACCTCACGGTCCTGAAACATGCAGACCCAATGCACCTCATCGACATCACCTGAATTCAACAACTCCCACTGGCACTCCGCATAGACGCTAATGGCCTGCTTGTCGGCCTTCCACAGCTTGCGCAATACGGCCCAAGCAGCAACGTCCTTCGCCTTCGGCTCTCACCGATGAGGATTGATTCGTATCATAAAAACCGGCTACAACTTTCTGAAAGTCTTGATTCGACACTACGTGCACCGCGGCTTGCAGGCGACACTGAGTTCAGAGCAATCGAGGGACCAAAACTTTCGACTTCAAGAGTTGAAGTTACAGAGAGAAGCGGAGACCGTCAACCGATTGTGACACGCGGAGTGAATGGCATTGCACACCGAGGGAAAAACGCCAAAACGCCAAAATTGCGCCAAAATGTTTTTGCGGAACCGCGATAAGGCGATGGGAGCCACACACACTTTGTGTGGTCTCCCCATCGTGGTTTCCGCCACCATAATTCAGAAACTAGGGTTTTGGCTTTTTGGCGCATCACAATACGTCACACTCGACCCCTCGGACCTGGTGAAAACGGCCTCGCGCTGCTCATTGGAGGCCCGTGGTGAGGCGCGGCAATTTTGGCGCAACCTCAGTCTCAACCGCCTGATGTTAGATTTTGGTATTCAGTTGAGCAGTTGAGCGACGGTCACAAGATAGAGACACCAAGAATAAACCACCCACCATCAGATGTTTGCAGGGTATGTCGGCTAAACGTCGGCTAACCTCAACGAGAAGGCAATGCACGGATAGAGCTTGCAGAGTGTGCGGCCCGTTAGCGTAACCCCGTCAACGAGCCCCAATCCGTAGGGGACCACCGAATCAGCCAGGTTCGGACGAAGCGTACAATGACGGGCCATGTCTGAGAAGGTTTCGAAGATTTCAGCCGAAGCATTGCGTGAGGTCGAAGCCGCATTGAAGACGTACGTCGATGAAGTGATATCGGCTGACCTCAGCGATTGGTCGAAGGACTCGTACGCCTACCACGCAACGAACTTTGTCCGTTGGCTTACTGGTGATTTCAAACCGGGGTCACGTGGCCGGTCATAGCCTAAGAACCGGCCAACGCTGCGATTCCTGAGCCGTTGGAGCAACGATCTGAGCCGGTGCCGTCCGGACACACCTCGGCTTTCCGCTTGTTGAAGTTTGGTATGCTCCCGCAGCGGTGAGGGGTGAGCAAATGTCGAAAGCTTATCTGACGTTTTGGCGGAATCGTGAAGAGCCTCAAGGCTACAAAGTGGATGTGTCCTTTGACCATGATGCTGCGAAATCTATTCAGTACGGTAGTGAAGAAGAAGCTTGGAGTAATTGTGTGCTTCTGAATAGTTATAACATCGCAATCACGTCGCCACAAAGCGAGCAACATTATGTGCGTGATTTTCGCACTGAGAAACAACCATCAGGCTCATTCGCCATCATCTGTGAGTTGCCTTGGGAACCTCGGGAGCAGACCTGATGGGGGAGTGTCGGCTTCATAGGCTTGCCAACTCTTTGTGCAGGGCCTCGGCTCGGTCCATACGCGCCTTCAACTCGGGGTCTTGGTCAACACGTTCCAACATCTCTCGCAGTGCAAGGTTTGCGGCCTTCTCTTGTGTCAGCTTGCGCACCATGCAGAAGTAGCTCAGTTGTTCCCTGATGTCGATGTCCACAACCATTGTTGGTTTCTCCAATCTGAATTGACTTGCCCCCAGCACCGCAAGCTTGCCGGGTTTGCCGGGTCTTGTCGATGGCACCGAAGGTCAGCGAAGAAAAGGATGACCAAATTTTGAGCATCAACCGCGAAGTACATGGTTATTCTTCGACCTTGTTCCCATTCATTTCATGTTCAGCCAACCAAGCTGCCCATCCTGTTGGTTTACTCGGGTCAGGCAAAGCATGGAACATCATCACCAAGTCTTTTGCGATTTCTGATGTGACAATACCATGCTCGGGTACGGTGATCGTTGCATCAATCTCTTGTCCAGCTTTCAATTGAATGTCAGCTACCGCAACCAACTTGATCTGTACCTTGTTCTCGCTCATTGTTTGTTCTCCTTGATTGATTTCAACTACCCCATCGCTTCCAGTCGAAGTGAGATGGTTGTTCACTGTGCTTACTGATGCGGCAATATGTTGGAGTTTGGTATTCAGTCCGGTACTTTGTCCCAACTGACGTATACAAGCGTCTTGTTGTAGACGCTTGCATCACCAGTCTGGGTGCTCACGGTTCTGTCGAAGTGACAATACTTGTTTCCGATTGGTGCCTTGAAAAACTCGCAGTCATGCGGTTGTGGGTCTATAACCACGTACTGAGTCTCAGTGTTGTACTGCATGGCATAGGCCCAACGGCTTTTAGGGAAAAATGTTGTGATGTGAGGCCCGATGACCATGGGCAAAACGAGCAACACAAAGGGAAGAACGATAATGACACTCACGATGCCTACGTAAGTACGCAACTCGGTGTTGATCTTCGCTCGCAATATTCGCACAACAAAAGGTATTTTGAGGATCAACACTGCAAGCAACACAGGTGATGCACACACGGCAAGAAAAGCAACGATGATGAGAATGTCTTTCATCTCTTAACCTTCCTCTTCCCTGCCTTCGTCACCTTCCCCAACACCTGGTAACGGACAAACTACTGAACTGTTCGTGTGAGTGGATCGAGGCCTTTATCGTCTGAAATGAAAATTGGTATTGTCGCTTTATGGGAAGGCACTTCGGCGGTTTGTCTATCCGTTTGGTAATTTGCGCGGCTCGAAGCATCAACGACTTACAACCTGCATCCCATGGTTATCCCACGAGTCATTCTTATTTGTCGTCCGTTTCGATTGCTTCAGTTGCATGTTTGATGCTATACGCGACAAGGATACCTGAGTTGACCAACAGCTGAGTGTCCACGTGTTGACCATTGATCACGACCTTCGCTGTGTCTTCTTTGTATCCCTTCACAACCCCTGCAATCCCATATTTGTGCCTGCTGAAATCCCAATACACGACAGGCCCACCTGAGAAGCCGGGGTTATTGAATCCATCAATATAGAGAACAACAGCATCGGGGTTACGTGAATCCATGGCTGACATTGTGCCTCGCTTGATGAAGGGAACATTGAAGTTCACCTGAGTGCCAGCCCCGAATTGCGTACTAATCTGGTATGGGTATCCGAGAAACCATACCTGCTGACCGAATGCGTAGCCCCCACCGGTATCATCACCAGCTATGTCATAGGGTTTGGGAATCTTTTCATTCAACTTGAACACAGCAATGTCAACATCATCGGACTTGGGAAAGAGCGTCTTAACTGTTTGCAACGGTTTCCACGTCTTCTCTTGCCACACGTCGATTGTGGCTTTGGTGACTGGCAGACCTTCAACCATGTGGCGAGCCGTGACCAAATACGCCGTGCCTTTGTGTTCAACTAAGAAGGCAGACCCATACTTGTCCACAGCGTTATTCTTTATCAATAAGGTCCGCGCTAGAATCTCACCAGGTACAGCATCCTGAGCAGACAACACACAGGCGAGTGAGAGGCATACAAAAGCAAGGATGGCAGTCTGTCGCATTGAGGGTATTCCTTCACCACAATTCTACTTGCTGAGCGTCTTCGCTTCCAAAAACTTCATGCCGCGCGACGCTTCCTTAGGGCAGTGCGTGCTAGTAGTGCTGTTCGGTGACTCGCATTGTGGTGTTGCCGAGCATGTCACGAAGCGAAAGGTTGAACGACGGGCGGGCCTCGGTTACTTGCCGAGCGTTTTCTGAAATTGCTGCATTCCGGCCAACAAGCCTTGTGGTGTGATTTGCTTTTTGTAGACACGCAAAGTCGTGTCCATGGTCTTATGGCGCAACAACGCTTGAGCAACAGCGTAGTTGCCACCTGTCGCTTCAATGACGGCTGTGCAAGCACCTCTGCGACCGGCATACAGGCCCTTCCACGTGACGTCCTTTGCGGCCTTCGGGGTCTTCTCGCAACGGTCGCACTCTTTTTCACCAATGACGTGCGGCTTGATGACGCGGTTGAGCATATTTGGAAGATCAGCAATCAACCAAGCGTGAGGCGCAGTGTTGGCACACTTGCTGCGCCACAACTCCAACGGCACGCGCACCTGGTCAATGATGGGGACCGGTGCCATGCGCTCTTTGGTCTTCGGTGGGCCAACCTTGCCGTGTGACGGTTTGTTGCGGCGAATGTGAATCCAATCCTTATCAACGTCACCCCATTGCAGTCCGGCAACTTCTGCCGGTCCAAGGCCGAGGAAGCACGACAGGGCAATCACCAACTGAGCATCAACGTGGTCAACCAACGACGTGATGAGGTTTTCTGCCTCTTCCATCGTGTAATGCTCGGTGGGTTTCAAGTCCTTGCAATCTTTGGGAAGCTTCACGTGCCACGGATTGTCAAAACGCAGGTTGCGCTCGATGGCTTCGCTGAACATCGCAGAGGCCAACGCGCGAATGTGTTTTAGCGTGTTCTTGCCTTGCTTCGTTTTCAGTGACGAGAGGAAGCGCCGTGCCATTTCAGCGGTGTACTTCTGCAACGTGAGGGTGCCGAAGTGTTTCTTCAGATGTTGATTCCAAACTTGCTTGAAGCCGCGCACGGTCGAGGCACGCATTCCAGTGCCCTTCCACTTTTCTGACAATGGAGTTTTCTTGTCTTGACTGTCGCAGTAGGGCAGGTAATGTTGTTCCCAAAAATCAACAACCTTCATATCTTCAGCAGTGATTGCCGGTGCTGTGCTCAGCTTCGTGAGTTCCTTGTCACGCAGAACCTTGACCGCCTTGCAGGTTGCGGAGTTGTGCTCACGATCTTTGTCAGCAAGCTTCACTGACTTTCGTACTCGCACCAACACCCCATCGCGGTTCTCTGTTTGATAGAATTGCAAGTACCATGCGTCGTGCTGAAGATATACGTGACCTCTGCCGCGCTCGCCTTTTTTCTGCGTCATGCGGTCACGTTAACACATTAGCCGACAATAGCCGACAGCACCAAGGTGCCATACCTTTGGTGTTGCTCGTAAGTTATTTATATTGTGCTGTTTCCCTCACAGTGGCGGTGTAGCTCAGGTGGTTAGAGCGACGGTCTCATAATCCGTAGGTCGTAGGTTCGAGTCCTACCGCCGCCACCAATTAAATCAGCAAGTTCCGCAATTTCTCGTTCCTCACCACTTTCCGGCTGATGCGTGGCTGGTGCGGATTGGTGCAGAGTTGTTTCCGCTTCTTGGGCGGGAAGTTCGTCCAACTTGTCGACAAACGACACATTTGCGCCCGGAATGAGGTGCCCGTAAGTGTCCACTGTGACCTGAATTGAACTGTGCCCCATCTGTTCCTTCACGTACACAATCGAGGCACCGCTCTGAATCAGCAGAGAGCCGAACGTATGCCTGAGATCATGAAGCCGGATCTTACGGATTCCAGCCTTCGCCAGCACGGGCAGGAAGATTCGATGGTACAGGTTGTCGGGGTCAACAATCACGCCATCTGGTGAGCGGAATACTAGGTCGTCCGAGATATCGTTCTTTCCCTTCAGGAACGCTTCTAGCAAGCGCTTGTCCCGGAGTTCAATCAATGCCCTTCTCAACTCGCGTGAGAGGTCAACACGCCGGCTTCTCTTGCTCTTTGTGGTTGTATGCTCCCGACGAACGTAGTTGTGCTGCACGATCATGAAGCGATTGGAGTCGCACTCGTCCTTGCCGAACTGGATGTCACCCCACTGCAGAGCCACAAGTTCGCCGCGGCGAAGGCCAGCACGTAGAGCCGTCAGAAACAGGAGATGGTAGTCCGGACAAACTTCTTTGGCCGCATCGAGAAACAATTTCACTTCGGTCGGCGTTAACGCGACGCCTTTGGTCTCGGCGGTTTTGGCTGTCCTCGTAAACCTGCCTAGCCGGGCTGCCGGGTTCGATTCCACGAATCCCCCCTCGATAGCATGGTTGAAGATTGCCCGGACGACGCATAGGGCGTTACGCACCGTATTGCGCGAAAGATCCTTCGCAATGAGATCGTTGATCAATGCCTTAATGTCATCGCGTTTGACTTCGTCCAGGCGCTTGCTTCCGATTCGCGGTCGCAAATACTGCGCCAAGACCCCTTCGTAGCCGTCCGCGGTCGACGTCTTGCACTCGATTCGCGCGTAATCCTTAAGCCACCCATCCGCGTAGCTGCCGAATGTCGGCGTCTGCTTATCACGTTCGGCGAGGAAACCAGTGTCGCCAAGCGCCAGCCGGGCCTCAATCTCGCGACGGACCTTTTCCGCGGCTTCGCGCGTGCCGACGCACCGATTCTTGCGTCTCCCGTGGTGGTTGCAGTATACGTACCACTTCGTGCCGCGCTTTTTGATCTTCACGCCCATCAGTTCGTTCCCATCACTCCCGCAACCATGTCGTCCACGATACAGGCAACATCAACCGCTTGCACTCTGTGATTTTCCAACCACTGGTCGAAGGTGCTCCTGCGAACCAGAAGTTTTGTCCCGACCTGAACCGCCGGCAAGGGATTCGTTGCGCGGTGGATCCAATCGCGCAATGTGCGCTCCGACACACAGGCGTAGCGCTGGAGCGCTTTCACATCGAGCCATTCGGGTTGTGATCGTTCCTCAGTCATCGATTATCCCGCTCGTAGAACGTTAGCGTCTTCGAGTCGAAATAGACCCGCTCGTTGCTGACGGGTCCATGTCGCTGCTTCGCGATAATGAGCTCGTCCTCTCCGGTGAAATTGCCGTACTCGTCTACCGGTCTGTAAGTCAAAACGATGACGTGCGAATCGTTTTCGAGAGACCCTGTTTCCTTCAAACTGAACTTGTTGGGCCGTGCGTTCTGGTTTCCATCCTTCGGCCGAGATAGTTGGGAAATTGCTACGATTGGGACGCCGGTGTCTTTCGCAAGGCTGCGCAGGCCATTTGAAATCTTCGTGAGTCGCTCTTTTTCATCGCGCGCGGGCGCCGAGCACAACTGAACGTAGTCGACCAGCAGTAACTGGATCTTCTCCTGGCGTATCAGCAGTCGAGCCTTCGCGAGCAACTTGTGGAGGGTAATCGAACCATCCTCGACGACGAAAAGCGGCCATTTCCCGACTTCGAACATGACACTGCGAACACGATCCCGGGTATCTCTGTCCAAGTTTCGGGGGTAGCGAATCCGTTGAAACGGGATCCTCCCTGCGTGCGACCAGAGCCGCTGCAGTAGATCTTCTTTCGCCATTTCGATCGATACGAAGCCAACCGGTATTCCCTCTCGGCAGCTAGCGGCCGCAATCTGCAGAGCCAGAGCGGTCTTGCCGTCCCCGGTTCGGCCGCCGATTACCCACAATTCACCCTTTCTGATTCCCGTGGTAGCAACATCGATGGGATCAACGCTCGTCGAAAGGCCAATCAGGTCTCCAGCCCCATCAGCGATGTGCTCCCATTCGGTAAAGACTTGATCCGAGAACGAAAGGATGCGACGTGCCGGCGCTTCGTCTGAACCTGTTTGGATCTGAAGCATCTGATCACGCAGGTACTCCATGGCGTCGTTGGATGACATCTGATCAGCAATTCCACCGACCACAGCGCTACAGCCGTGAATTACCTTCCGTTGCGCGGATTTTTCCTTCAGGATGCGCGCGTAGCTCCGAATGGTCGGCCTATCCGGTAGCCCATCAATCAAACCGCTCAGATACCCCACATCCCCAACATCCGCCAGTTGCTTCCGGTCCGACAAAAGACTGATAAGCGTCACCAAATCAACCGCGGCGCCCTGGCGCGCAAGTTCCTCCATGCAGCGATAAATCTTCCGATGGCTATCAAGGAAGAAATCTTCGGCGACGACACCTAGGGCTGCCGACTCATCGTAGGCCGTGAGGTTCATCAGAATCGTGCCTAACAGCGAGCGCTCGACGACGACATCAGAGGGAAGGCTCTGGATTTCACGCTCTAAGACGCTCACTGCACGCCTCCTGCCCGTCGCTCCTGAAGTATCTTTTCGCTCGCGGGAACGTAGGTGGCTGGCAACTTCGTCGCCGAAGCGGCAGAAGACTGACGGTCAAGGCCCATTTTCAACTCGAGTTGATCGAACTTTTTTCGGAGTGACTCCATACTCAACACGTTGGCCATCCAAAACTCGTCGCGTTGCGCCCACCGGATCACCTTCTCAATCTGCTCCGAGCTCCGTTTGTCACGGTCCAGCATTCTCTGCGCTGTCACAGCCCAGTTGCGTTCCTGGGCAGCAGTGATGCGGCAGTTGGGTTTATTGCGAAGGATTTCCGATTTCAAGAGGGCGGAGAGCCTGCACGCTTGTTGAGAGGGCAGTCGGGTTATTTTCTGCTGAGTGGGAGTAGTCGCCTCGTCTGAACTACAAACCAGTTCAGACGAAGAGGTTTTGTCAGGAATCAGAGAATCAGGAATCAGAGAATCAGAGCGTTTCGCTTGCGTGGACTCACCGTATTCTAACGGTGGTTTAACCGTTAACTCTCCGTTGGGTGGCAAGTCTATGTTTTTGCAGGGAGGAGCCGGGAGTTTCGACTCGCGCTCTGTGTGGTGCGGTGACTGGTGCTTCTCGAAGTTTAAAACCTGAATCAGAGCAGCGCCGTCGACCACGTAGCGAGTGATAAAACCCTCACGTTCTAGCACGGTGAGATAACCGTTAACGTCCACACCTTCACGGTACGGGAAAAGCTCGCCTTTGATGCGGATCGGACGGTCTTCGAGGCGGCCGCGTTTGTCGGCTAGCATCCAGAGACCCTCGAATGTCAATTGGATCAAGGGATCGAGCATCCCGAGAATCTCGTTCTTGAAGAACCCCGGCTTGATGTTGCGCGATCTCATCCCCTCATCCCCGCGGCAAGTATAAGACTCCGCATCTCTGCCTTGAAGCCCGATGCACTAATCAGGCCCCGACGCCTCCGCAACTCGATGCCCGCCATCTTCCGCAAAATCAATCCCAAACTAGCTGAGCAGATCCCCCTTCTTCCCAACTCTGCGAGTTCCGCTGCCGGCCGTTTGGCAATGAAGTCGAATCCGCCACGGATGCCCAGGACCAACCCAAACGCACGCCTCTGGGCACCCGTCTTACCAGCCGTCGCACTCGGGTCCACAGTCGCCACGCGCCACAGTTTAGAGACGATGTAATCGGCAATCGCGTCAGTCATACTCTGTCACTCGAAGCGAGGTTCCCGCGGCGCCGTTTGAGCGCGCGGAGACCAGTTTGTCCGCAGCCCGGAAGTTGAAGTTCCCCGCGACTCCTTGAGCGTTCATCCCTAGCAGCCGCCCGCCGGCTGGATACCGTAGGATGTTGGGAATCGTCAGAGGTTCGGATCCAAACGTGAACGTATTCACGGTCGCGAAGTTGTCCAGAAGGCTTTTCACCTGCAGTCCCTGCGTGGCGCCGCCCGCCTCGTCTTCGAAAAGTTCTACCTGTCGCGTCGGACCCGTCGCCAGCACGTCGGTGAAGAAACCAGCGCTATTGTTCAGAGCGATCAATCGCAGCCGCGACGCCATCTACTTGCCCTCCTTCGCCAGAAATGCCTCGACGTCTTTCCCGTAACAGCAGTGCACCTCGTGGCCGGCGAGCTCGTGCCCGTCGGGATACTTGCGGTGATTCGCGACGAAGATCCGGTCGATGCTGGCGATGAGTTTCCCGAACCGTTCCGGACCCAGTCGCGCTTCGAGATCCAGCACGTCGAAGCCAGGGCCCGCATCGATTACGGGGATCTCGAGCGCCGCCGAGAGCGGGTACATGATTCCAAAGTTTCCGCTTGCCCGGGTCGCATTCGAAATCGCGCCACGAGAATTTTCTTGCTGGATATCTTGAAGTTCGGTCTGGCTGGTGCTAGTGTTCGGATTGATCATGTGAAGTCTCCGTTGGCGTCGCAACCTGGCTGGGGGCGACGCCACTGGCGTTTTTACGCCGTTACTCGCTCCGCGAATCGAATCAGCGCGTCTGTGCGGATCAGAACTCTTCGACCAACCCGAAATGCTTCTAGCTCACCGACACGAATAGCGTCGTCAATGGTACGTGTTGAAACGTCGAGCATGCTCGCGGCAGTGCATCGACCTACAAAGAGCTTCTCGGAAGTCACAGGGACAGGTGTAGTTTCGGTTGCCATTCAACAAATCCTCCCAAAGTAAACATTCTCTAAACCTCACACACTGAGCGAAGACCTCGTGCACGCAGACCCCGTGCACGCATTGCGAGTGAAAGCAACAAAGCCAACCTAGAAGAACTGGCAATAACTAGATCGCTTGACAACGATCACATCCGCCGCAGTACCGTTGGTCACATAAAGTTGAAATGTTCCGTTGTTGGCGGATTCGATAGTTCCGTGAATATCCGCAACGTTTAGCCCGGTATTCCCCGGCTGGAATGTGACGACAGACGTTGGTGTGTTACTAACTATTCCAGTGACTGCGGCAGTCGTGAATGGCGTGGCCGCTCCCGTATTGGTCGCCACGTTCGCCCATGCATTGAAGTTTGTGACGCCGCCGGTATAGCCAACTCCGAACTGATCCCCAGCAACGTTGGTCGCCTGTGAGTACATGATCGAACAGGTGAAACTGGAATTGATGGCGAGACCCGTTCCCGGCAACACGCAATTGAGCCCGGTAATGGCCTGCAAACCACTTGCATTCGCACTTGTGAAATCGTTATTTAGAAACACCTTGCCGGTCGCGCAATTGCTCGTTGTAAAGTAACCACTGACAGTCGGCCAATTGAATTGCTGACTGCCAAAGGTTCCCGTCGGGGCCTTAATGATAAAGAAGCCGGTTCCTGTGCTCTCTCCGCCGATTGTATTTACCCCGATATCCAATCCCGTGTATCCAGTTGGTGTGGCTCCAGAGGCGGGAAACATTCGTATCCCGGTAGCGCTTACCGTTCCCCCTGCGGATTGGTCGTCTATCTGGATTCCTATATGACCGTTAGAAAACGTGCCCCCCGTGTAGGGAGACATTATGTTAAGGGTGTAATCGTTAGTGTTGGTTCCAGTAATAGCGCCGCTCTTGAAGCGTGCTGCATAGTTTGCGGAAATCGTTCCCGTTGTTCCTGTGTTATAGAAATCGTTGACGGCCTCTGCGTAGAGCGCCCGGTTGTCAGAGATGGTCCCATTCCCGCTGTTGTAGGTGGCGAAGAAAGCGCCAAAGGACTGGGTCAGCGTTCCTGATCCGTTGTGGTCTGTTTCGTGGTAGATGCCATACGTGCTTCCTAATAAGTTACCGGCATATCCAGATGGAGTGGCGATCTGCCCGTTGAAAAGAAATTGATTGTTATGCGTTGGAATCTGGGTAGCCATCGCCGCATTGACGATGGCGATAGACTGGGAAGCGGTGCCAGAAGCGGTAGGCGCAGCGACAGTGAATACGGTCGGACAGATATCCTCCATGGCGAACCCGTAGTTCACTCCTGGCGGATAATTGCCTGAGTTCGTGATCCCGCAGATTCGTCCGGGCACAGTCAACTGCCCGATGTTAGCGGTTGGGTAAGTCGTGCCATCGGTGAAGGTTGCTTGGCCGTGTTGATACATGACCTGAGACGCGCCGTTGCCAGAACCGACATGGGAAAGGGTGAAGGCGCTGAGCGGATTGGCTTGTGTGACCTGCCCGGTTTCCGCTGCTGAGGTCTGAGTACCGTGTGAGGTCGGATCGGCGAAAGTCAGGGATGTAGCAGAGGCCGTTGTCAGCGTCGCATTCTGGGAGTTGAGCCAAGTTGCGGTGGTTAGGCCGGTGAAGGTGGCGATCTGACCGGCAACCAGCGTGCCACCAGTGATCGTCAGCGTGACAACATTGCCAGCCGATTCAGAAACGTTTGTAACGGTGGAGGACTTGGTGCCTGCGGTAAGTACGTCTTGAAAGTTCCAGCAATCCTGCGCCGATGCTCCGAGGGTGAAGTAATTGCCGCATTCATTGAAGAATGGGCTGCTCTGGTTTACGCCTAAACTGGTCGCGGCAGTCGCATTGGAATGGACGATGAAGTTCGCGGATGATGTGTTACTTATCGTTGTGTTAAATGTCGTGTTGGCTAGAGTCTGATTGCCTGTGGCCGAAGTAACGGCGTTCCACGCGGGCGCACCACCAGTTCCACTACTTCGGTTCCCGCCGCTCGATTGAGCAAAGCCCGGCACCGCCGCCAGAAGCAGCCAGAGAAGCAATTGGATTTTCATGGGATTTAAGTGAGGCTTAGTTTTTGATGAAGCGCAGAGTGGTGTAGTGTCGGTTGGCATTAAACAAGTCTCCCAAGTGGAACCGTGTGGAACAGGATTGATTACACGCTTAGGAAAGTATTCGGTGTGGAGTGAAGATTGAAGTGAAGTTGGAGTAAATCTGGAGTGATCTGAAGTCTGTTAGTGCAGCGAGCGCTTTTTCCGACTCGGTCGTTCTTTGTAAATATCGTATGCTGTGGCACTTGATCGGCCTGTTAGTTTTCCAATGAAATCGAATCTGCCTTCTTGATCCCCAAAACGCTGACAAGAATTGGTAAACCAGTCGCTCCGTGTGCTTGAGTCGATGTTAGAGTTGTCGAGCACATCCCACAAATGAAAAGCAGGGAAGCCTTTGCGCGCGTCCTCCTCAGAGAACCGACGTTTCCCACTCGCCAGGTTGGAGATGCGCTTCAGCTCTTGATTCAATACCGCAAACTGTTCCCCTAGCTGCTCGTTGTCGGTTTGCGATTGCAGAGGCGCGGTCACGACCCCACTCTCAGGCGGCAGGGTATTCGGCGTAGCGTAGGGCCTGGCCATTTTCGCAGCTTCTGGGCTTCGTGGGTCGGCGAAAACGTCCTCTCTGGCCTTTCTCGCAGCGACTAGGTACTCGCCTTCCTTCAGGGACTCGTCAAAAGCGATTTCTTCCTCTGACAAAGCGGGTGCAGGATTTGTCCTGACAAAAACTTCCTCCAGGCGTTGGGCTTCCGCTACGAGTTGGGTGTCTACGAGTTGGGTGCTGTGGGCGCACTTACTAGCTGGCGCCGCCGCGGTGATAGGCGTCGCCCGGTTGGGAGCCTCAGATCGGAATGCAGATGGTTTAAGTCCGTTCTCCCGCGTGGATCGTATGCGTTTCAAAGTGCCACCTTCCCGTGTGGCTTCTCGTTTATGGAAATCCCTGGAAAGGGCGGTCGAGAAGTACCGCCCCTTGTCGCCTCTGGGAGCTACCCAGCAGCTATCCGGTTATGAGGCTGATTGTAGCCGCTGAGTCAAGGGCGAACCTGTTGAAATTCGCACACAGACATAGGGGATGGAGATTCCACAGAGCCTTTGAGGAGGTGTCACCTATTTATGAGGCTCAAACGATAACGCCCAGTGAAGATCGACCGCGTATTTCCCAGATGATCTTCCCGAGGAGGTTCATTTCTGACAGCAGATTCCAGGCTCCGATTGCGACGCGCTTCAGTTCCACATCGGACGGGTACAACGTCGCTATCTCACAGGTACTCTGGATCGTCGGAAGGAAGCTGAAGACGAGAGCTGGCTCCGCGATATCCTTCAGGTATTTGGCCTCTCGCTCGTCGTCCGTGTGTAGCTTCTGGTATGGAGACGCTTCCCAGAAGGCCGTCTTCGCGATCCAGTTCTGAACTGAACCATGAGCGTAGGCACAGAGTCGCTTGTATTCCGGGTAGAGACGATTCAGCATTCTCTTCCTCTCGGGATCGAGGACCTGTTCGATCACCGATCTAGGTTGCGGGAAGGACTTGATTTTGACCGGCTGCATACCAGCGGGAAGTGGAGTTCCGAGCTCCTCCATCTCCACAGTCGCCTTCTCTTCTTCGATCACGCCGGATTTAACTCTAAGTTGTTCCATCAGAGGTAGTCCAGTCTTGTTGAGGTAATCGTCGAAGCGCGGGAGACCGTGTCGTTCCTGGCGATCGAGGAGGAACTGGACGTAAGCGTCTCGCCAGAAGCTCTTAATGTAGATATCGACGTAGCTCGGGTCCTGGACCATTAGGCACACAGAGTAGAGCGCTTCTAGTTGCTGTCTGGCCAGCGCCAGCGAGTCTACGCAACTAGGTGACTTTATTCCGAGAGCGACTAGATTCCGGATGGTGGCGTGAGTGAACCTCATGGCGTCGAACATCCAGCTTAGGTGAGCAGCCTGGTCCTTCGAGTACCCTGGAGGCGGAGTCTTCAGTGCCTCCGTCACCGCGGCCGCACACTGCTTTACGTGGCCGTCGAGAACCGGAGCGTCCAGGTGACGATCGAGGTCGATGTCCTGGGTGTTGGGCCACGCGACATCAATTACTCTGATCTTTTGCATGGTGGATCGTTAGCTTATCTCATTAACGGCAGGCAGGACATGCGCCATAAACACATGTTTGTGGCGCATTCGATTCTGCTCAAGCCACCTCTGAAACCAAAGCACTTCCTGTCCCGATTTCGACTACGTTTCTGGCGCACGTCAGCGCTGCGCGCCGGACAGTTCCTTCCCCTACTCCCAATTCGCTCGCAATCGCTCGCCACGAAGCCCCGGTTGCTCGGAGCGCAGCTACCCTGGCGACATCCACGTTGACCCGCTTCCGGCCGAGGTTGGTGCAACGGTTTCCCCTTTTCGAGATGAACCAGCCGCGTTCCTGCAGGTCATGTTTGCGCCGGTCTACGCCGGCCTGAACTCGCTCCCGGATCAACTCCTTTTCAAATTCAGCCATCGCTCCCAAGAGTTGGGCGGTGAAGCGCCCAGTCGGCGTGGAGAGGTCGAGGTTGTCCCGCAGACTCACAAACGCCACGCCCAGGGCCCCGAGCTCAGCAAGGGCCACAACCAAGAATTTGAGAGAACGAGCGAAGCGATCCAGTTTCCAGACGAGCAGGATGTCGAACCGGCGCCGCCGTGCGTCCGACAGAAGGCGGTCAAGTGCTGGCCGGGACTCCCTCGAACCGGAGACGTGATCGACGTACTCGTTTGCGATGGTCCACCCGCGGCTGGCGACATACCGCCGCATTTCCGCAAGTTGAAGTTCCGGATCCTGGTTGTGATTGACGGTGGAGACGCGCGCATAGAGCGCCACGCGCCCAGGTTTCGGTACACTTCCGTTAACCATATTGCCTCCTTTGAAGGCGATAGCGGTTAGCGCCGCATCGGTGTTGCAAGCACCGGCGCGGCGCGCTCTTCCATTGTTCTTAGATCAGCAGTCGGTCGACCGCTAAGTCGATCTCATCCTGGTCAGCGTCTAGGACCGGATCCGGCACCCAGTCTGGCGTGCCGTCGTCGTCGATTACGACAGTCACCGACTCGCATTCGCTCGGACAATCAACGCCGCTAAAGCTCAAGGCGTCCGACCATCTGACACGAACCGGGATTCTGCGAGGGCCCTCGTAGAAAACGCTGTCGAGAAGTGCGTCAAATTCGCCGCACTCGTTGCTGATCCCGTCTTCACGATAGACCTCACTGATCAGGCCCAGGGCAGCACAGAGCTTCCCGCAGTACGGTTTCCTGCCAGCAAGGATGCGCTTAGAGATCGGCCTCTGACAGTAATTGCATGATGTCGATTGAGCGGTTGCTGCTGTGGGGGTGACTTGAGAGGTGGATGGATGGGTGGTACTTTTTGGTGTAGCCATTGGGAACCTCCGGTGTTCCTTGTGGTCAGCCCCGTTTGAGTGTTTCAGCACTCCAGCGGGGCGTTTATTCGTTGGCCATCATGGCCCAACTCGAAAAGCTTGTCAAGATCAGGGCGTAAGAGCGCTACGGCAACCCGTAGATGCAACGCATTCGGACCAACTCCTGATTTGACTTTCGTATGCAAGTCGCGGTACATGGGGACCTGATGTCCTGTGCTGCGCTTTCGCTGGAACTCGAGCGCCACGCCCTCACACTCTGTTACTACGTCTATCTAAACTGCCCCAATTGCGGAGAACTCCGAGCGGCGATCAATGAGATCCCGACCGATCGTTTCTTACCCTGTCCGTCATGCCGACAAAAGGTTGAGTACAAAGTTTTGGCGGAGGGCGGGACGGCTAGGCCGCTTCCGTTCTGGGAGCGCGCGGGTCGTCTCGCTCCTGACTACGATGCAATCGAAGCTTTTTGGAGTGGAGTACAGGCGCGCGCCCGTCGGTAAGCAATCAGGGCGGCGGTGACTTCCTGACGGGAATTGGCCGCCGTCCTGACCATCACATTGCTCCTTGTGCTCATTATTTATCTCACCGTGCTGGCACGGTGTCAACAATTTTCGCAAAGATAATCAAGTTCACCCTGCAGGCACGGTGTATTATTTGCAGCATGGATGATGAACTGATCCGGAAGGTACGATCTGAGTTAGCGAGGCAAGGCGGACTGGCCCGAGCTAAGTCCCTGACAGCAAAAGAACGCAGGGATAGTGCGATCAAAGCCTCAAAAGCTGCGGCGAAGGCGCGCAGGCGGAAGGCAAAAGCGCGTAAGAAGGGATTGGGGTAAACGCGCTACGGCAGAGGGTAGATGCGTCGACGAAAGAATGACACTCTTCATCGCTTCCCTCAGTGTCGGTTTGATCCGTAACATCACGGACTGGCGGCCCAGTTACGTATGAATCGCGCGTTTGAGGGTCCACTTACCACCATTCCGGCGGCCCGTAATGTGGCAAAAACTCTTGGATCTGTACCTTTAAATCGGCGTGTGTGTATGTGTGTCTATTGCCACAAGCTTGGCATTGAAAATCAAACAACACCGGAATATCGTCGGGCAGCGCATGACCTCGCTGGCCCTCATGCGCTCCGATGATTTTGGCGACGTGGCAGGTATGGCATCCCGGTGTTTTGCAGTACGCGACCCACAGAGCGAACTTCATAGCGCCGCGAATTATAACGCGGGAAGAAGCTTTCGTGTCTCCATGTCGGCCACCAAACGCTCGAAGGCGGTTTGAGCAGTGTTGAAAATGCCGATTGCTTGGTCTTTATCGAGCCAGTCCTGAGGGTGCATCAACGGATTGCGATCCAGATTGCGTATGTTATCGAGGCTAGCAATGAGCTTTGCATCAGCCCCATTGTCTTTAAGAATTGTGACGTAGTGACCCAATCCCCGCGGGGCAGGTATTGGAACAGCCAGGAGCCAGATATAATCCAAGACCTCGTTCTCTATGCCGCGTAACATGTGAAATCCTGCGGCAGTGTAGCGCTCAAATGCTAAGCACTTTCCGCATTCTTCGATTTCACGCTTCGTTCGACCGGAGAGGCGATTCCAGCAGTCGGGAGAAATTGCGCTTTCAATCTCCTCTATGAGTGTTTTGGGTTCTAGTGCCCGCTGTTTTTCGAGGCCGACGATAAATTTCTGCGAGCATTCCCGCTCGAACGTATCCACCATGCGGTTGATGGCAACCTCGATGTTGAGCACTTCGTTAGAAGTTAGTACATGCACTTGATGGACGAGGCGCGCATCGGGTGGAAGAACGGCATCGATTGCCTCCAGAAGAGTCAGCAAGTCTTCACATGTATTTGGAAAAAGTGTGTGCTGCTGATGGCTCAAGAAATTATCGATCATGTTTCGCGTTGTAATCAGAACTCGGGAAAACTCAGCCACTTGAACATCAGCGTCGATCCCCTCAAGCTTCGTAACGTCCTCTGCCAAGTGGTAGATCCACGCGGGATTGAAATCAATCATGCGGTTACACCCAACGCGCGCGATAGTATCGCGGAAAGGTGAGGTAGGCAACTGCCGAGATCGTTCAAAATGCCCGCGAGCAAACGCGCGGAATGGGAATCCTAACGGGGCTCCATTGTGGTCATTCCTAGGCCCTTATATACTGCTCAGCCAAAAGGAGGCTAGCCATGAATAGCTTAGCCATTTGTTTGTTGATTCTCGGAGCTTTACCGAAGTCCGGCGACACCGTAGAAAGTGTGCAGGCGGAGTGGGTCAAGACGTTCAGTCAGGACCCTGCGGGCCAAGTAGAGATCTTCCATGTTCCTGAAGGATGTTTGGCAAGGCCGCTATGTCCTGATCAGGAAATATACACACTGGGAATCTCGAAGGCGGCAATGGAAACGGGTCATCCGGTGATGTGGACACCGAAGGAGGATGAACCGAAGTATGTGTTGATGAAAAAGTAACCGTTGTGCGTGCGGGCACAGCTCTAATGTTCAGCTCCGCAAGCCGCGTCGGTTATCTGTCGAAACCTGATCAGCGCGGACGTGTGAGGCGATAGCGGTTAGCGCCGCTAACTCCCCAGCGCAAAACGAGGCCTCTCCCATCTCGGGTCATAGATTGATATTTGTCCGAGCGGATATTTCAGACGCACTTGGTAACAACGATCTTCGAAGCGCACATCCGGAATTGCATTGTTCGGGTCGAATGAGACTGTAACACTGGAGTTCTTGAATATGACGAGTTTCTCAACCCGTTCGAGGGTTCCGTACTCATTGAAAGAGACAGCGAAACCGAACTCAAATACGAGACCGATCTCGGTCTTGTTGTCTATCCACGATTCGAGTTGTGTTTTGGCGATTTCTGAGTCGTTCAATACCGCCCCCCTCGTCGCCCGAGTCGAATAGGGAATCTCGGCTTTTCCTCTGCTTCCAGTTGATAGTGACGAACCATCAAGGAAGTGGCAATAGCTTCACGTTCGACCTGTGACAGGTCCGGATCGTGCAGTTGCGTCGAAAACTGCCCCGCCAGTTCTGCTCGTCGCACCTCAAGCGGCTTCTCGCTTGTTGTGATGAATGTGTAGACTCCGTACCGCGCGTCGTCGGCTACGTCGTCCAAAGGATCTCCTGGCACCTTGAGAACGTCGCCTGGCCGTTTCTCGTCGTGCATGCGGCTCGGGATCGCCTCAATCAGTTTCGGACAATTATCGGCGATCCGCCATTCCCCCGTCTGGAGCACTTGATACATCAACTGCCAGCCGCCGATTCGATCATTCGATGCCTCTAGCACACAGAGGTCGTAAGGCTCAAGAACTTCATTGATCTGGTTAGCGATCGTGTGCCCGTCCCCAATGTTCTTAAAGTTGGATGGATCGAGATAGACAGCCACAATCCTGCGCCTGTTCCCCTTCGCTGTCTCCGGAACTACAAATCGGCGCACAACTTCTCCTGCAAACTCGTACGCTGGGAGATGCGCCGCAACGAACTCGCCTATCGTCTTCAGTTTTCCATCTTGAGTGCGGACATGAAGATGTGCTGATGCGCTGGATTTACCGAAGCCGTAATCGAGGCTGATGAAGTGTGCGTCCCACCACACGGCACCGACTTCGCCGTAAGGAATGACCATCTTTGAGGCTTTCCAGTTGGCAAAGTACGCGCCTTGAAGTTCACACCAGCAGCCCTGCTCCATGGCGGCCGAGAGCGAGCCGGACATCATCCGAAGGCGGTAGACGTATTTCTCGTCAAGGAGAGTGTGATCGCTCAGTCGTCCGGGGACGAATGCGATTGAGAACCCATGGCCTTCCTCGTCCACGAGTGGATACTCGTCCGATGGCCAGCAGCCGTCCAAGTACAATTTACCCGCCTGCGCAGATTGTCCCGGGTTGTGTACCGGGCAGGCTCCACGGAGGAACAGTTTTTTGTGCCAAGCTGCACCGAGGTTTCCCGGGTTGCTCGCCAACCGCATTCTCAGTTTCAGAGTCTTGTCCGTCGAACTCAGGCGCCCGAGCATGTTGCGGACCTGGTACTCAGAGTGGAATGTGGACTCATCAAAGCCGATGAAGCTGTAGCGCGGACCTAAGTACTCCCAGATGTCTTTGTCGGTCGAGATGTAGGCTAGGCGGATTTTCGCCCCCGAAGGGAAGGTCCAAGTCCACGACGGTGCACCGACATAGTTGCCACCAAGAGGCCTATAGAGGCGAAGAGTTTTGTCCACAATGTCGGTCATTTGAGTGAACTGCTGGCGGAAAACGATAGCCCGCAAGTTAGGATTGCTAGATTCGCGTGCGGCGTCGACCAGCATGGTCTCCGTTTTCAGAGAGCCGGCAGCCCCACCGAAGAACAAAATATCCGCGGCGGACTCCAGAGCAGCTTTTTGAGCCGCAGTTTTAGGTGACCAGCCCAGCGGGTAGACCTCGTGGCGCGCCTGCTTGGAATCGCGCCAGAAGCGAGCATCCGCCCTAGCCTGCTTGGACTCTAGCTGGTAGTGGCTCACTGAATCTTGGTGCTGGTGTTTTGGTTTATTGCCCAAACTGGAAGCTTCCCTCTTTCGATGTATTCATCCATCTCCTGCGGGGTGAATCGTTCCCATAACGGAGTCCGGTCAATCTGCAAACGCTCGACGAAGAGACCGAGATACTTGCCAAGCAACTCGAGCGCGGCTTTCTTGTCGGCGAGTTTATATTTACGTACTACGCCAATCCGGCGCCGATCATCACCGCGGCCTTCGAACAATTCCTCTACATCCATGCCAGCCAGCGCACGAGCGGTATCGTTGTCCAGGGCCGTGATTGGCTTCGCAATTCCATCCGCATCGAAGAACCTTCGCGGGTCAAGAAAGGCCAGCCGAGCCAACTCCTGCAGAACCCGGTCAGCGCTGATTTCCAAGCGCTCCGAGCGCTCCGCTGTCTGCTTGCCGGTTTCGGCTCGAACCTTAACATTCCTTAACAACCTAGAAGCTGCGGCTTCAGCCGTTTTCTTGCTGTAACCTGCTGCGATTGCAGCCCTTGTCGCATTCAGATCAATCAGGTACTCCTGCACAAAAAGCGCTTGCTTGGGAGTGAGCTTTAGCGGTTGCGCTGCTGGCTTCGACTTGCCTCCCGCTGCATCTGGATGCTTCTTTTTCGGTCCAACTTTTGGTGACATGTCTTCCTCTCAGGGAAGAAACAAAGTCAAGAAATCAACACTAAATCCCGGGGCACCCGCTCAGAGATGCCGAGGGGTAGGTACAAATTGTTCAACTACACGCAGCGGTCATCTGCTGCGTTCTCAGGGCCACGATAAGGCTCGATGATCTGGCACCCACAGACGAGGCAAGGGTTTGGCTCTGGCGTCGTCCCCAAGTCCTTAGCGAAAACGTGACCCTCCGGAACGCCGCAGATGACGCCGGCCGGGATCTCCCAAGTCCATCCCGAGCCGTCCCTGACATAAGCCAAGCCGTCCTCGATCCGGTCAAACGTGACGGGGAGTGGTTCTGTGCCAGGCTGGGCTCGATCGACATAGCCATCCTTTACGACGTAAAGCGTATCGCCTTTCTGAAAGAGTTTCATGTTGCGCCTCGCGTCACGCCCCGTAGTACCCGACTGGTGTGGTGCCCTTTCTGTGAAGATAGGCCCGCTGCCTGCATCGTTGACTGCATTGCAGCTGCCACGGCCGCACAGCTACAAAATCACACTCACAGACTGTACAGGGCCGAATTTCTTTTTCCCGGACGATTTCCCCGTCTCCAGTCTCAGATGCGTCACAGAGTGACGCCGTGACGCATTTCCCGGCCATCCTAGTTAGCCTTCCCCTGCGGCGCGCTGGCCAGGAGTTGTGCCTGCCGGGACTCTCTGACATTCTGCGTTGCTAAGTTGGGCCACTTGAGTTCGCCGTTGGCGAGTTCGTATCGCTCGACAGCATCGGTCAGCATGTCTCTTAAAAGCTTCGCCTCACACCATGCCATAGTCACCGCCGTGGTCTGTTCCACCACGATGCGCAACGGTTTCGACGAACTATAGCCTCCGTCGATGGGTATGCTACGTCCGAGGCGCAGCCTTACATCGTGGCACCCCCAGCAGATGTCGATGAAGTTGGCGTATATCTCGACAATGCCGTCTTTGTGCTCCCGCAGCTCAAAGGCAGGTTCTTCCGTGTGAGTCGCTTCGTGTGTAGGTGATTCTTCGGGCATGTTGTTGGCGCCTCCTCGCCGGGAAATTGTGCCCGGCTACGTCGATCAACCTAACGCGGGAACTGATTCCCCGCGATCTTGCTAAATCACTTGCAATCATCTAGGTCCACGCCAATATCTGCGCACAATTGCTTGATTTGGCGTTCTTCTTCTGTCCCGCTCGCGTAACTAAGGTCGCGGCGGAAATTTTTAACGAAGTTTTCCCGGTCTTGCTTCGTGCCGCGCTGCACCAAAGCCCGAAGCAATAGCTTCATCATTGGGCAGTCATACTGATGCTCGTTGCCATTCGGCTTGCACTGGCAAGGTGCCTGCAACTGCTTGGCTTCATCTTCAGTCAGTTCTATCGGCCCAGCGTCTGCTCCGGGTAACTCAGTTCTCAGCTTCAACATCTCCTCCAGTGTCATTTTCATGCTCGCCTCCTCATGGTGTTGATGTGCATGGGTACGTGTCCAAAAGAACAGGCGTCTCCACGTTGCTATACTTCGACGGGCTACAGAACCAGCCTCCTAACCTGTAGCCGACAGGCTGGAGGCTGGCGCACACGAAAGAGTATAGAAACCACCCGGCAGGATTGGGAATGCCCCACTTGTTGAAGTTGAAATCCTCAATTACGGTGGGGTTATAGTTGGGAGGAGAGGTTGAGGGAGAGCAATGCTGCACGACAAAATAGTCGCAATTCTCAAGTTTTGGTCCGGTAGGCCAGCACGTACCCTTGGACACGAATTTAGACTGCGTGAAATTGTTGTAATGGAATGTGGGCACAGGAGCTTGTGGCTGGTCGAGGTTATTGCCACCGCCGCTGCACTGCATGTTGCCGGTATTCTCTATGGGTGTGCAGTCTCCCCCAGTCTCGACGCAATCGAACAGATCATTGGCGTTTACATTGGCGGTGATGGCCCATGTTCCCGGCCCAGTGAACTGCTGGTGTGCTATCGAGCTGCTATGGCCCTGCACGCTGATTTGCAGGTTCGCGTTGTGGGTAAAGGTATTACAGACCCCGTTACCTGGCGGCGGAATCGTGCAGGAGACAGAGCCTGAATATGTGCGGCTGAACTGAATGCCCGTATCGCTGAACCGGTAGACGTTGTTGTTCCCTCCCGGTGCCCCTATCCCCCAAACGTACTGGGAGCCCCCGTTCGCCATGTAGGCCATGCCTCCATTCAGGCGATCCCATCCAGAGGAGCGGTTGCGATGGTTGACCGTGCCATCGACCGAGGACAGCATATAAACGCCGCCTGCAGAGTCGGCTTGTATCTGGAGTGCTGAGCCCGCGATCTGGGAACAACTCGTCCCCAGGCAGTCCCACATCGTGTGATTCGAGCGCACAAGCAGGTAGGAACCGCTGGTTCCGTTCACAGCACTCACAGAGATGAACGGGTAACTTACCGTGTTGTAGATGGAGCAACTTGAGGAAGCAAAGTTCGGACACTGCCAAAGTGCGCCGTTGCCGTCGATGGCAAGTATCCAGCCGCTACCATCCTGAGCGATTGAGAAACTAGTAAAGCAATAGGCTCCGACGAGGTTAGTCCATGCAGAGCCATTGCGGCGTCCGATAGAGTGCCAGCCAGTATGGCCAGTGCAGGTGCTTCCGGCAGGGTCATAGAGTGCATAGAGGTTGCTGTCTGTGCCGTAATGGAGCTCGTAGACGGAGCCCCACTCCGGGTGCGAGTTCCACATGTTGGTTGGGTAATCACTGAAGGCATAGCCAACGTTGTTGGAATCAATCGCATAGGCCAGTCCAGCGGCATCGGAAAATACCTTGGACGCCATGACGTGGCTGGCGTGCCAGCAATTCAGTCCTCCAGTCGAGCAGTCAGTAAAGTTCGAAACGGCAGCAATGCTCCAGTTCCCCGAGCCGGAACTGGACATGGATTGAGCGCTCGCGGAGATCGCGAGCAGAATCAAACAGCCAATCAACAGGGTAAGTCGCTTCATTTTGTTGTTTCCTTAATTAATACCAGTGAATTGGTCAGACATTCTGTTGGCTTCCGCTAAATGCTTGCTACTGCAACTCCGGAGAGTATGCGACATCCCGGAACTGCCCTAACTTCACGGTCGCAACTATAGCATCGGGATTTGTACTGATGCCGTCGACGTCGGTGGTTACGATGATCCGCAGCGCGCTCACTCTGGCGGTATCCGCCATAGGCGAGATCGCCAGAAGGTGGCAGGTGGCGGGGTACACCGCCCTGAAGACTGAGTAACCGCGAGCGGTCAAGTTCTTAATGACTTCGGCAGTCGCGTGGGTAAGACGCTGGTCTCGGTTCTCGACCTGCGTAGCCTCTTCCCGACGCTTGGCTTGGAGCGCCACCGCGGAGCTTTCGCGCGCCATCTCCGCCCTCTGTTTGGCCAGCCATGTCTTGGAGACCCCTCTGTTGTCCAAGGGTCCTGAGCCGTACTTAAACAGGTCCCTGATGAACATCCATGGTTCGGCGGTTGTAATGTCATCGCTTGCGAAATAATTTTTGAGAAGCGGCTCCATCTCGTCCATCGTTCGTAGTCGGGTCATCAGAAGAAAGTTGTCCAACGCGGAGCTGTCATTGGGGGTCCACTCCCTCATTTCTTGCCCGAATCGCTGCCGAAAGAGTTTCGCGGTGAGAGCTGCTACCGCGGTATGGAGCTGCTCTCGCTCTAACCCCGTTAATTGTCCCCGCGTCTTTATGCGAGTTGGCTGTGTCGGGACTTCACTGACTTCGTTTGCGTGCATGGTGATTCTCCTTGTGCCCTAGTGGGTTTTTGTTTGCAGCTTCACGGCGCTCAACTGGTCGTTAAGGACGTCGGCTGAGTTCAACAGTTGCGTGCGAGCATCCTCGAGTTCCTTCACTGCCTCTTTGCGCTCCCGCTGTGTCAGACCGCCCGCCATCTTGATCCGCGAGATTTCGGCATCGACGTCTTTCAGGTCTTTCTCAAGTTGGGAAAAGTCGCCGTTGAATACCAAGTAGGCGGCCTTTGTGGGATCAGACACGAATTTCTCAGCCGCGGCTTCGTTGGTGGTCTGGAGCGAAGAGAGCATCTGGCTGTAGCCCATCGCCTTCGCAGCATTGGCGCGGAGCCTTTCTTCTGCTCCGGACTTGTAGTTGGTCACCCCAAGCACACTGCCGACGCCAGTCTTCCAGTCGACGTTGTCGTAACTCGAATCCAGAAACCGGTTGACGGCAGGGAAGGATTTCACCAGCGCAAAGACCGCGAGTTTGTCGAGTTTGCGATTCGGCAACACTCGCCCGGGGAGGTTCTTATCCTGCGGCTTGAAGATCTCCTTCGTGCCACCAGGGTACTGCCGGTTGGTCAACAAGGAGACGGCCAGTTGAATGTCGGGCCGTAGCGCGCCGGCGAGACCACCACCTCCGCGGATTGCCCCTTCACCTGCGGCGCTACCAATATCTCCCGCACTGCCGCCTTCGAGCTTCGCGCGAGCCGCCTCGAGCACCGGCTCCACGACGTGCAGGGCCATCGATTCAGTGAAGAGGCTGCTGCGGAATTTCCGGTCGCCGTAGTGCAGGTAGCCGTAGTCGTACTTGTCCTGCTCTTTGTTCTTGCCGACCGCGTTCAGTGCCAGGTTGGCGCCGAGCGTGACAAGCGATGGGAGAATGGCAGTTTTGATCGGATGCCGGAGGAACCACTTCAGCGACGAGAAGTCCCATCCCGGAAACAGGAGGACTCGAGCCCAGCGCTTCATCCGCTCTGTCCAGGATGCCCGCGAATAGTTCCCGAAGCCGTCATCAACGTTCTTGGAGGCCTCTTCCTCGCCCATTCCTGCGTTCTCGCTTAGGAAGTCGTAGGCCAGTACCCGGGCCTTCTGGTCCATGCCTCCGAACCCGCCGAGGAACTTCGGGTCAAAGAGGATGCCCTTTGAGAACTTGCCGACCGTCCACCGGGCCCAGTTCCGCGGGTCCATGTTGCCGAGCGCGTAATCGTGCAGGCTGCCGATGTCTCGGGCGTTTGTGTAGGTGCCGTTCTTCGATAGCGCATCGATTGCATCGTCGGCCAGGCCGCGCGCCATGCGCTCCCGTAGTTCCGCGCTGAAAAGCAGTTTCTGGTAGTACGGCCAGACGCGCGGATCCCATGCGCCACTCCCGACCGTGTGCGCCAGCCGCCGCATGATGTTGAGCATGTGCACTGTCGGTCCGAACAGCCCGACAATCTGCTCCTGGAAGAATCGCCGGATCGAATCGTTTTCTTCGTAGCCGCGCGAGGCGTCGTAGTTGTCGAGAGCATCGACCACTTGCTTCGGTGCTAGCCAGCGATCGTGCACGCTGATGCCTGGTCTGCCGGAAGAGAGCGTGCCCCACCCGTCCTCAAAACTTTTGATCAGCAGTTTGTCGTCGCGCGAGGGGTCGTATGCTTTGAACTCTGGAACGTTCTTCATTCCCCCGGAGCGCATCGAAGCGGCGACGTCTGAGCTGTAATAGGTCTTCCCGCGATACTCGATCTGTTTCGGCTGCGCCGTTCCCGCCGTCCACTGAGTGCCTTCGTCGGTGATGGCTTCGAACACTGCCTTATTCAGGGTTGCGTGACGCGCCTGGGCGTAACTCTGTAGATAGCCGGAGAAGTCCTTCGCCCCGTGCTCCCAGAAGTACTGCGCGGTGGCAAGGCGCTGCTTTTTGTCGGGCTTCGGTGGGCGGATTCCCTGACCGGAGTATCCAGTCAAGTTTGGTCCAGCGTCGGTTCGGCCCATCAGCGGTTCGCGGAGGTGCTCAGGATAGGCCCGCTTCAGGTGGTCGAGAATCTTCCCGTGCTGCTCGACATACTCCTGAGCTTCTTTCTGGGACTTGAAGATCGCTGGTCTGCCGAGCTTCCCGCCCATGGCGAGAACCGGTGCTCCGTTACGGTCGAGAACCTGCCAGTTGCCGTCTTCATCCTCGAATGTTGAGAGGTCGCGGCGGACGTGCCAGCCGAGAGATACACGGAGCGCGGCGAGTTCCTGCTGGTACTTCTGGAACCTGCGAACGGCCGCCATCACTGCCGGATCATTGCGCGCTTCGTCGTATTGATCCGGGTGCTCCGCCTGCAAGAACTCTCTGGCGTCAGAGTCGCCCATCATGGCTGTCAGGCGAATCTGGTTTTCGTCGAGACCCTTGATGACCTGGTCGACATTAGATTGGGCTTTATCGCGGTAGTAGCGCGGAGCGTTGTCCTTGTCATGCAAGAATCGAGCGATTCGCTGGTCGTGCTCAGCTACGCGGCGGTACTTGTCGCCGAGGTCCAGGTTTTCGTCGATGACGCGATTGATGAAATCGGAATACGCCTTCTTGAGGCCGCCCACGATTTCGAACGGGTTGAGGGCTGCGGGAGTAGCGAAGCCGCGCTCGCTGCCGAACAGTCCCCTTTGCGGACTCGCCTCGGTGTCGCGAAAGAGCGGGGATCTTTGTTCAATCTCGCCGGCACGAGCTTCTATGCTCTGCGGTGGCTCGATGAGTTTGTCGCTGAGCCGGCGCCCCTGCTCCTCAGCGTTCGCGGCTGCGCGCTCCGCGGGCACGCTTTCCATGCCGGGTAGGGTTGGCTCTACTGGAGTTTCTTGCTGGCGGGTTCCTGACTCTGGAGTTGGCTGAGGCTCTGATGTGCCTTCAAATCGTCCAGCACTGCGTCTCGCTGTTCCGGAGAGAGTTTGGGATACTTCGGCCCGGACTCTTTGGTAGGCATCGGACTTGACTGTTGCTGCATTTTCACCGTTCCCTAAGCGACGGGCTGACTCATCTAGGATACTCGAGATGGGTCCGCCCCGCTCTGAAAGTTTGTTGTATACCTCTTCGGCCTGCGCTGCTTCGGTCGAGATGCGACCGGATTCCTCGACGTTGATTCTGTTGCCTGCTCGAGAAAGTTCCTGGGCGCGGTTTTCTTTTGCGACGAAGCCGAAGAGTTTCTTGTCCTTCGACAACTGCTGTTTGATGTAAGCCGAGATCTCCGCTTTTTCAAGGGCGAGTGAACGGGTGATTTCCTGCTGGCCGAATAAATCAGCGGTGGTCTCGCTACGTTGCTCGCTGCCTTTTACCAACCGGATGAGCTCTGCCAGTGTGTCATCGGACACCTTGTGACCGGCTCGCTCTTTGCGCTCAACCAGGCGGAGAATCGCCTTCTGCTCTGCGGAATCACCGGTCGACTGCCCGACAGCGATAGCCCGCCCCACACGCAAATCTCCTGAAACCACGCGCTGGAAGATTGGAGAGTCCAGCCGAGAGAGCGCCAGACCATCCCGCGCTGTGGCTTCGCCCAACGAAACACCCTTCGCCTCGAGGTGCTCGGGTGTGGTCGCGGTGTCGCGGAAGAACTTTGCCGCATCGATCGCGGTGCCGCGGCCTTCGGCGATGTTCTGCATGGCACCGATTGCGCGCGCGGTTGTAGCATCTGGCGCTTGAATGTGGCGAACCGTTACTTGTCGTTGCCCTGTGCGCTTCGCCAGGTCGAGTCGGTGATGGCCGTTCACCACATAGGTGACACGATCAGCGGGGTCGCGCCAGACCGAAACAATTCCCGCGAGGTCAGGATTCCAGACGCGAGTATTCTTCAGCAGCGTGCCCGTGCCTTGCGCATCGGTCGAGAGTTTGTATTGGAATTTGTTGGGCGCGACTCTCAGGTCGGAGACGCGCATCTCGCCGACTTCGCCGGCGGCCGGCGGCAGTCCTAGCTTTTGGCGGGAGACTTCGGCAGCACTTTGATTTTTGTTCCCTTCGGCCACTCCCTCTGGAGTAACTCGCTGAATGTTCCGTAGTTCTCCTCGGGCGCGTTCGCCGCGGGCTTCCCGTTCTGATTTGTGCGCTTTGAGTCCGGACTCCGCTTCGGTGAGGTCTGATCCGTGGCCATAACTAAAGTCAGCTCCTTTGAAACGCTCCACTCTGCCATCCGGTGTATGCGCCTCGATGATGGTGTTACGGAGAATCTCGCGGGCTTTTTCGAGTTTGGATGATAACTCCTCCTGGCTGGCTCCGCGATATAGAAACTCGTCGCCCTGGGAGTGGTAGGCATCGAGTCCGGCTTGCTTCAGCGCTTCCGCTTTAGCCTTCAGGAGTCCGTTGCCTGCTTCATAGCCGAACTTGTCGTTGAGCGCTTTCAGTCCATCGGCGTCGCTCATGGCGACGGCTGGAGCCGGCTCGTGTTGGGCTTCATCGAAGGCTCTGCGGTTGGGAAGGTCAACAGTGCGAGAAGTGAGCAACTCTCGCCGCATCTCGTCTGCGCTCATCTCGGAGATGCGTGTACGTTCAATGGGATTTTGTCGCCGTTCGGGCTGGCCGATCTCCGATGCGCGCGCAGGTATGCCAGCGGCTTTCCCAGAGGAAACTTCCGGAACGAAGTCAATTTTCGCTTCCTTGCCGGTTGGTGCCGCGACCGGTTCGGGCGCCGCACTCTTCGCCGGAAGAGCAGCGGACGCTTGAGCCTGCTTTTCTGCCAGGTACGACTGCTCGGCGGCGGGCCCGGACTCGAAGTGAGTCCGATCCAGATGCTCGGCGAGTTCACGTCTCGTTGGTGTTGGAACTGGCGGACCTTGCTGGAACCTCCCGCCCCTCTTCAGCGTTGTCCAGGCAGCGTTTAGATTTCTGGCATCCTCCGCGGCGGCGGGGTTCACGTCAGGGTGCAGATTATTCATCGCTGCGCGGAAGGCCGCATTCGCCTGTTCAAACGTCGGATCCTCTGGGATGATGCCGCCGGCCTTGTAGACAAGATTGCGAAAGAGCTGCTCGGCCCTAGCGGTCGGCTCAGAAGGAAGTGCCTCATAAGGACTTCGGAGCGCGTTTCTGACCTGCTTCGCGCCAACCGCCAGTGCGCCGCTCAATCCAGCTTCTGTGGCAACCTCGTACCGTTTCTCAGGGGTGTAGTTATCCCAGTTCTTTTGCAGATCCCGCGCGGCTCTAACGGCACCGACTCCGAGGCCGATCCGGAAACCAGTGCTGATGATCTTGTCGAGGACTGGCGACATGACTTCGCTACTGCCCATGAAGACGTAGGTCGCGGGATCGGCTGCCATCTGTCCGGCGAATCCGCCAGTCGCACGGGAGACTCCTGCTACTGCCGGGTGTTCCTTCTCAAATTGCTCTCTGGTGGCCGCGTCCGCTGGATTCGGCAAGGAGGCGTACTTAGTTCCCGGAGGGAATCGCTTGTAATACGGGTTGTTGGGTTCGGGTGGCTGGTCTGTGACCTGAGCGGGCATGGTGGATAGAATGCCCGCGCCTTCGCCAATTGCGGTGCCCATCCGGCGGCCGCTTTCGAGGAACGTCTGATAGTTCTGCCCCATTGACCGCGTGGCTTCATCCTCGGCGCGTTTCTGTGCGCTCCGCTCCCGAAGTTCGTAGGTTGAAAGGCCAAGTGCGCGCTCGGCGCCCTCGAAAGTGGGAATCGGATTCTCGGCCTGAGCGCCAGTGGCTAACGTCTGCGTCGGGCGCGGCACCGGCGTTATACCCGGGCGACGCGGAGGTTCCGTAACGCCGTATTCCCCGGGACGCAGGACTAGCGGCATTCCTGCGCGGCGTTCTTCTTGTTCGGTTTGGAGTCCTTCGGCGACGGTTCGGCGCGGAGGAGTTGGCCCGACGTTCAACCGGGCACTGGATGGCGGGGCAGGAGCGGGAGATTGCGGACGGCCTACTGATTCTAAAGCAGCCGATGCTTGAGCGGGAGGCGGCGCGAGCTCTACGGCAGCCGCAGATTGCTGGCGCGGAAGAGCAGCACTCTCTGGCTGGAAGTCGATCGCTTCCGCCTCGGGCTGAAAATCGATTGCGGGTTCGGCCAT